CTATCCAGGACGATGGATAATAAACAACTCCAGTCACAGAAAGTCGTTATTGCTGAGTACTTCTCCTGTGATGAAATAGTATGTGCAGCCCTATATGGTACCACGGGCAAGATGGCAGGACAAACAGTCTCCTATCTTCCAGTAGAGCTGTACCGGATTCCTTTAAAGACTGGCATCTGCCCAGTCATCCTTGGTAGCCGGTTCACACTTGATGGTGAGTTTCGTGGCCAGTTCGACCAAGTGGTCAACGTACTGAAAGCTCACATCAGACTAATGTCGATGGTGCTGGACTATGCAGACCAGGCTGTATACTCAGACATCTTTGTATCTGACCTTATTGGAGAGATCCCATATGGTGGAGGTGGCTATATTGAGCTGGGCGTCAATGGCAAGATCGGTCGTGTAGCTCCCGCAGTCCCTGCTCTTTCTGTAGTACAGGACCTTCAAATGATGGAAGACAGTATCCACCTGGGTGGTAGATGGCCTAAGTCACGACCAGGACAGATCGACCAAGCAATCGCATCAGCCAAGTTCTTGGAAGCTACGGCTGGAATGATGAACACTGTTATCAGAACATACCACACCATCTTCCAAAACATGTTGGAGAAAGCGCTCAGGCAAGCACTCAAGGTAGACAAGACGTACTTCGCAGGAAAGAAAAGAACTGTTAGTGGAGTGCTCTATAACCAACAATTCGTTGTGGAGTATGACCCATCGGATATCATGCTGACCAACAGGATCAGTGTTGAGTATGGACTTGGCTTTGGCCGTGACCCTGCACAGACTGCCGTATTGAATATCCAGTACAATTCAGGAGAGTATATCTCCAGAGAGACAGTACAAGAAAACATTGACGGAATCATCGACGTTAAACGTGAACAACAGCGCATCGACTCTGAGAAGTTGAAGGCTATGATGTTTGCTAAGCTTCTCCAGATGGCCCAACAAGGAGCCGTCTCTGACAAGCAACTGATTGATTTCATTGAAGCAAGAGAACGTGGGGATGATCTCATTGATGTATACAAAAAAGTTATTGTAGCTCCACAAGAAGAACAATTACAATCTGGGCTCCCCGAAGCTCTACCTGGGGGTCCTCCAGGTATGTCCCCACCAGGCCAGCCTCCCGCTGGACCGGCGCCTGCGCCTCCCCCATCTGGTGGGGACCTTCTCGCACGACTAGGCGTTCCAGCCGGAAACTCCCAGTCCTTACTAGGATCAGAGGTTAGAAGCTAATGGATAGTCCCGATATTATGAAGCAACCAATGCCAGGTGGCGGAGTGAATAAGCCAGGCTCAGGTACATATGGAGAGAAGGCTGACCTTGATAGGTTGAACCAGCAACTACCTCCTATGGCTCCTCAGAAACAACAAGCTGGACCAGCATTGCCTCCAGTCAGCCCGCCAGTACCACCTCCACCGTCTAGTGGTGAGATGGGACTACCTGGTGGGATGATGGCTCCAACAACAGAGCCCAGTACACCAGTGAATACTCCACTGGCACCCCCAACAATGGCCCCACCACCCATGCCACCAAACCAACAAAGACTAGCTTTGCTAGATCAGTTAATTAACTCAGACCAGACGTCACCTCAAACGAAAGCCTTTGCACGAACCCTAGCCCAGCAAATCAGTGGTGGAAATAGTGCAATTCGATAAGACTTTCCATGACCTTCGTCGGTCACAGGAGCAAGATCCAAGGATAGCCCTGGCATCCCTGACCCCCAGGACTCAGAGGCTCTCTTTTGCTGTCCCTGACAATGATATCACTGGTGACATATCTGCTGACTACGCAGTATCCCAGTTTGCTACCTCACGAGAGAACAAACCTGGGTCTAGGGCTATGTTCCATGAACTAGGTCACTTCCTTGGGCAGAATGTCCCACAACACCAGCAAGCTGTTGCAGAACCTGAAAGGTATTCGTACCAATCTCCTAGACAAGCAATGGCATCAGCAGCTGCTTTTGAGATGGGCCGATTTGACAGACTGGTCAACTCTAAAATACTAACAGACCCAGAAGATACCGGCCTGTTCAAGAAATTTAAGTCCGGTGCCACTCTTAGACCTGATGAGTTTTCAGGACTTACCCAAAAGATCATGGAAGTATCTTCCGCTCTAGGTGACAACCCCACTCCTGACCTAGTTAGGGGAGTAGGCATCAGGACAGAGGGCCTAGTAAGAGACATCTCAGGGAATCTAAAGCCTATCATCAGACCTGTTCACTTTGGTGAGACCAGCATGGACAGGCTAGACAAGGATGGGATCTCCAAGAGGCTAGAATCTCTTTCGTCTGCTTCAAGAGCAGCAATGATACAACCATTGGTTGAGAACATAATTAAAGCCTGGCAAACACCAGCAAAAAAGAAGGATGTAGAGCCAAACTGGAATGGAGCTGCTGAGGTAGCCCTGGGTTTCACAGCCGAAGTGGGCAAGAAGACACAACAATCAATCGAGAAATCATACTCTGTGGCAGCTGAGATCCTGTCAGAGAAACTAGGGAAGCCAATAACCCCAGTGGAATTGATGGATGTTGTGTCAAAACAAGCTACTGGAGCAACCCCAGATAACCCAGAACTGCTAAAAGCTAACATCTTCCGGCACCTTGTAGGCACAGGAGAGGCTCAACCCCTCCATGAAATTGCTGATTGGAACCAACAACCACCCCGTTTCGTTGACCTATCTGACTTAAACACAAAAACTAAGGGCCAAAGGGGCATACATATTGTAGACCCTGATGGAAGTCCCTCTGTTGAAGGCGTTGATATACAGGTTAGAGGACTAGCAAAGACTGTTATAAACACTCCTAGAGGCAGTGTATGGGGCAGAAAAGCCCCAATGCAGGTCTGGGCTTCAGACAGTGAAGTATCTAATACGTACACTGAAGCGCTTTCCCCTGAGTCTCTGCCATCTTTAAAGGACTCTAAGTCCATATTCTTATCTGTCAACCCAGAGATGCTGGGTGCTAGTAAAGCAATTACAGGTCAACTAGCCAGAGCTGGGATCACAGCCACTAACGTAACCAGCACATCCCTGTTTCAGGCAAAAAGACTGGTTGAGGGTGCAGCACAAGCTAATAATAGGGTAGGGGTTATCCTTGATTTCAAGACTGCAAGAGATGTCCGAAGAGCTTGGCAAGTCCTAGATGCCTCAGCAGAGGACATTCTTGGTAGTTATGAGAAAGCAGCATACGTCAATTTTGATGGAGAAGCTCCAGAAGGATCCATAGCCTACCGTGAAACCCACGAAAAAACACCAGCCGGTACTTACAAGGTCAGCTTTGAAAAAGCTGGCCCACTCAGAGATAATCAGGTTAAGGTATTCCTTGATAAAGAAATCGAAACGGTAGACAAGCCAGATTTTTCTGTCACCAAGACAGATGGCAAGGTCTGGATCAATGCCCTTGCTGAGTATCAGGGCAAGATCCCACCACAGTCTTCTCTATTCGAGAAGAAAAACACTCTGTGGATGACACCAACCCCAACAGGTGTGGTGATCTCAGAAGAATCGGGAGCATTCAAAATCAGCGATCGTTCAGAAACCCTACAAGTATATGTGCCAGTAGACCTTGAGAACAAGGTTGATGCGTCCACAGCCAACGCAATCGCAGTAACACTCCAACAACTTGGAGTTAAAAAGGCTATAAAGTTTAGAGGAGCATCAAATGAATAACGGTTTTATGGACTCTCTATCTTCACTGGCTCCTCCAACAGCCCAGCCCAACATTGTTGAGCAAGCTCCACTGGACCTAGGGTCAATAGATTCTCAGCTACAACGTATGACTGATGTCGAAAAAACTTGGAATCTGGGTACAATCCCGGATGAAGTTAAATTAGATATTGCTATGGCTCCTGAGTGGGGCAGCACTGCTGATGAACTAGCCGCCAATTTGCACGGTCTAGCTAATGACTACAGGGGATCATTCCAACCAGCCAACACAACATCTTTACAAGCAGCTGGGTTCGGTACGGAAAGAGATCCTATCCTCACCAATCCAAATATCCCACAAGCACCACTCCCAGCCATAGAAAAACAAAGCCAGTCTGACACTTTCAGGGATGTGTATTCAGATGTAATGGGTGCTCCAGATGCTAAACGATTATCAGAAGGGTCTGTAGAGAGTATCAACTTACGCATGATTGCTGCTGGTATTATCTCAGAAGACTCAGACATCACTATGTGGGACCCAGCTCGAAATACTGGGTTCAAGACTCTGATGCAGCAGGATGTCACCAATAGATTTGCTGGTAATAGAACTGGTGCTATCTCAGCCCAAAACGCTATGGACCTGGCCGATAAATGGATGAGTCCCACAGGTCTGGCTCATGCAGCAGCACAATTAGGGATCATCCCTGACTTCGTTGGTGTAGCAGACTCGTACAGTAAATGGAAAGATGGCGAACAGAGCTTCTGGGGATTTGCTAAAGACTTCGCATTTGACGGAGTACTGCCAGCTTTGAATCTAGCGCTGATGGCATCTGGGGTTGGGGGAGCTGTTGTTTTTGCACGAGCTGGAATGATGGCTGGCGGATACAAGGCACTTAAGGTCGCCGACACTGCTGGCGATTTTTACCGGGTAGCTAGTCAAACAAAGGGAGGACTGTCCCTAGGACAGAACATAGCCAACTTTGCCAAGAAGCCCATAACTTCTTGGAGCATGAATACTGATTCGGTACTAGCAAGAGCAGCACAAATATCTAGGCCATCAATGACGTCAAATATTCTACAAAGGCCGTCAATGCCTGGTGCGCTCAACAAGTTAGGTAGTGGCCTGGCAAAATCCAGACAAAACAATGCACTGATTACAGCAAGAGGTGTGACTGGTGAGGTTATGAAGATGGGCTGGCTGTCTACTCTTGAGGGTGAACTGTTAGGTGACCAGGGCATTGGTCAATCAATCGCTGACCTTGGTGGTGGCACAGGTAGGTCACAAAAGCTGGACATCAATAGGTTCAAAGAATTCCGTTCTGAACACCCTATTGTTAGTGCAGTTCAAATGCCAGTAGACATATTCCTGGCACCAGCTACAGTTTTGCGTGACGGAGCACTAGCTAATCCACTAAAGAGCCTTGGACGTGCAGGAAAAGGTGGTCTGGGTGGACTAGTAAGTACCGAAAGCAAGAACCCACTTGCGTGGCTGGCCAATGCGAAAACCAGTGCAATGAACGCAAACAAAGAACACTTCCAACAGATGGCAAATGTTGAAGCTTTGTCCCACGGACACTACAAAGCAACTAGTCGTGCTCTTGGTATCATGGAGACTGTCCCAGACCATATGTTGAACCAACCCAAATTTGGTGTGGTTGTAGACTCCCCCGACAAACTATCACAGTTTGACACAATCCAAAATGTTGATGATGCTGTGGCTAATTTTTATGCAATTGCAGCAGAAAAAGGCCCTAAGGAAGCTGTAAAATGGGCATATGATGCAGCCGACGATGAGATGCTGGGAAGAATTTTCCAGATGCACGTTGTGTCTACCGCTATTGACAAGCGTGCTAACATATATGCGCAGGATATAGCAAAAAAGATAGATGACCCTGTCAAAAAAGAAAGAGCATATCAAGACTCATACTTTGCAATGAAGAGAGCTGACAGCTCCCATTTACGGGAACTGCGCATTGAAGACCCTGAGGACATAGAGGTACTGATCAATGTACTAGCCGATGCAGAGGACATGGAGAATCCTATGGCTACGAAGATCTTTAAAGAACTGTCACGCAGAATGCGAAGTGATGACCCTTCAGAAGTTATTGTAGCTACAGGAGAGCTGATCCAAAGAATGAACCACCACAATGGTCTTCGTCCAGGGTCTCTGAATGACATCCTACACGGAGATGGGACCTGGGGGTCTGTATCAGAAGAAGAGTTTTTCAAGGCCATGCAAGACATGGGATCTGAATTGTTCAACAATAAAAACTACATGAAAGGTGATAATCTTCTGTCAGAGGCAAAAGACCTCCGAAGTCGTGTGCAGCTAACAGCAGAATACAATGATTTTAAAAACTACAATTTGATGGATTCTAAAACTGCAACCACTCCCGGATATACCCCAGAACTGCTGATGGAAGATTCTATCCTCAGAACACCAGCTGCTGATATGGACAAGAATTTCTATACAGCATTCGCTTCGTCAAAGAACCCTGCTAGCCGTCAAGTTTTAATGAAGCCTGAGACAGTAGATGCTAGTCAAGCAGCTGAGTTTTACGTGCATGGAAAGAAGATGGTCGCAGCCAGGAAAAATGTTGAAAAGTTCTTGCCTACCGTACCTGTGGTCGATGGCCCTGGGAAATTTTCCTCTATGGTGAAAACGTTCACAGGCCAGGTTGATGCTCATGGGCTTAACTCTGTCTCAGATGCCTGGATAGCAGAGAGAGCAGCAATAGGCTCTGCTGATACAATAAAAGAAAGAGAGGGTCTACTACGCACGTTCAGAATGATTGCTGCTAATGGGCAGGACCCATCCAAAGCAGTTTCTTATTTGGACACTGAATTGGAAATCATCAAATCTAACCGAGTCTGGAAAGACTCACAAATCGGCCGTAGACTTGACAGATCTGGCGATGTAGAATCTCAGCTAGATGACCTAAAAAGAATCATACCTTACTTGGGCAGGAGACTACAGTTCAAGGACCCGTCGGATCCACTGGCTGCCCAGTTGAAGGCTATTGGCTACGATTTGGCACAAATAAGATCTGGTTTCCATGGCTTTGATGTGAATGATTTGTCCGTTGGGCCATTCGCTGAAATGACACAGTCCATGCACAGAAAACACTCTATGCACAATTTCTTCAGTCCCGTAAACAATTCCTACATCACATACAGCAGAGAGAAAGTATTCAAGGATGTAATGAACCGTGGTCTGCGTGAGCTTGAAGCAAACAAACCAGGAATATTTTTAGGCACCGACATTAACCCAGATAGTAAATACATTGATGATGCTCTGAATGCACTCCACAACTATGCGCAGAAAAGTCGTGAAGCATTTAAAGAAACCCAACAACTGAATAATGGTTTTGGCAACAGTGTAACAGCAGCCGTATCCAGCTTGAGTAGACCGACGGGTATGTTTTCAATGAGTGCTGCTAATGTAAGCAAAGCTCTGGCACATTTGAACCTAGATCCTCCTGTAGTTAAAGCGATACAGGAAGCAGCAAAGAAAGCTAACAATCCAGGATTTGATGTTCTAGGAATAGCAGCCATAGATAGCTGGCTGATAGCTAATCCGGCATCAACAAAAGCTCTCAAGATGTTAGGTTCCACGTCCATCACGGACGAAGGCGCAGCATCTCGAAGAGTGTTGTCGGCAGCTGTTGGAGCAGCTGGAGGGGCTTACGTAGGACAAGAACAAGGTGACTATGACCCACTTGAGAGAATTGGATTGGCTGCTGCTGGTGGTATTGCTGGTGCAGCCCTCCCAGCAAAAGCTCTCAAGTACAACACACCTGGGACACTCATTGGTGGGATTGTTGGTGGCGAGGCTGGAGCTGACCTTGGTGAGGATGGGTCTTTGAAATCTGTCCTTGGAGCAGTAGGTGGAGCAGCTCTGGGAGCAGGAGCTGCTAGAGCCATAAATAGAGTAGGGAACAAAGGACTCCAGCTACAACCTGGAGATGAAGCCAATAAAGTAACATCCTACATTGCTCATAGAGACTGGGAAAACTATGGACAGATCTCAGAGGGATTGCTCAAGTTACGAGACTTTTTCAGGTTCAGCGCTAACCCAATGTTCGATGCAAGAAACTGGGTAGAAGGGGCCACCCTTCGGCTAATTTCAAAATACAAGCCAGAAGCAGTTAAAGATGGTTTACCACTAATAGCGAGGGTCAAAGGAATAACCAAAAAATTGGGAGAGCCATTTATGGCCAATGCCCGACATGAGTGGACAACATTGGCAAGAGGCAGCATAGCCCGTACTGACCCATCAGTCAGTGTGGGAGTGGACCAATTACTGGAAGCTGGAGGAATCTTAGGTTACTCAGTTGAGAAAGAATCTTTTAAGGCGTATGCGTATATGACATCTGTAGGAGTGCCAAAAGAAGAGGCTTTTCATGCAGCCAGGAATATGTTTACATACCCTGAAAAGGGACGATCAGCACTAGAGCTGTCTGCTAATTATTTAGTATTCCCGTTCTCATTCCAGAAAAAGATCATAACCGAAATGGGAGAGTGGATGTTCTCAGAAACTGGAAGAATGCTTCTGATACATGATGCACTAAAAATGTACGAATTTCTGGGAAGCAAGTATGACCTTAATGAGAAACTAGCGAAGCACGTACCACTAGCTAAAGAAATTGGAAGATTGTCGATGTGGGGAAGTGGTATATCAGCTGGTGAGATTGGTGGTATCAACAGACCATTGATAAACGCCACAGCTACCGCAGTCTCTATGTCACCAGCCAATAGCCAAACCAACGACTTGATCCACTTGTTCCTGCCACAGGCACTTCAAGTCGGCTCTCAAAGAGACACTAAAAAGTGGGAGAAACTACTTAAGCGCCTGCTCCCTGCTTGGAATGAGATTGAAAAACTAACAGAGTATACACAAGAGCAGTTCTATGTTGTTAGTGGAACGCTTGGTAAGCCTGGGTACGGCTCATGGGGAATGACGACTGAATTTGAAGTCAAACAAGGATCTGCTGAGTTTGACGAACTCAGAACAGAATACAATATGATTGCTGACCAATATGGACTATCAAATGGGTCTAAATCTTTGCTTAGTGCTAGGCTTCCTAATGGCGAATTTAAGTATCCAGAAGCAGTAGACTATCTGGAGAAACTTGGAAAGATTGAAGACAAGTACCCTAAGTGGAACCTACAAAAGATTGAGACAGCTGGCTGGATTGCTGAGACGCAGGCTAAGAAGAATCTGTACATCCGCAACCCACAGAACCCTACTGAAGAGCGGCTGAAAGAATTTGATGACTACCTGAAATCAATGCAGGATGAATATAAGTTCTACTATGGCGTAAACCCAGAAGCTGACCCTTCCGATATGCCAGTACAATACCAAAAATCAGCAAGAGACTTGGCGATCATCTACGCTAAGGAAGACCCTGAGTTTATACAGCTATACAACCTTCTATACAAAAGAGTATACGGACCGATTGAGGACACTTACTAATGGCTAATGATGACGAAATTGAATTCACCGAAATTGAATTCACTACCGATAATAAAACAAGAAAAGATTTTGAGGCAGAGCTAGGGCACCCCATATCTGACTCTGAGTGGCTGTACTTTATTAATAATGTTGACGATTTTAATACCTCAGGTGTTCGTGGGCCTGAATCGCCTAATAGTGTAGACCCATTGTTTGGTATGCAGCCTGGGGGTTACAAGAAGAAGGCCCATTTTGGGACAATAAGAAAATCAGATATCAAAGACATCTGGGATAATGTTCACTACAACAAAGATAAAAAAGACCTTGATGATGAACTGAAACGGATTGATGAGAATGCAACAACAACCGAAGAAGCTGATGCTGCCAAAGCCAGGGTAGTAAGCCAGTCTTCTTCTGACATGAAGATCCAACCTTGGATGTTTGATGTCTTTGGGTATGGGACCCAAGATGTCGTTGTACCTGGTGGCCCACTGACCCAATATGATGTAGAGACATACAACAAGAATACTAGACTGGGTAATGAAGTAGATAATCCAGAAGAGCTACAGGAAAGGCTGGGGTCAACAGACCAGACAGACTTTGGGGTGATGGCTGTAATTTCAAGCCGTGACCCAAGCCGAATCCCAACAGTGACAACATCCGTAGCAATCAGAGATGTTAATAGCCTAAATGGAACGAGAATTATCAGTGCTAGGGAAGTTGAGATATACTCATCCATTGACCCAAACTGGGATGAAAAGTTAATAGAGTGGACGACAGTATCAAACATGACAGGAGGCAATCCTGGTATGGACTTTAACACGTATCTTTTTGCCACACAAGGACAAGACTATACACAGCCCACCCGAGAAACTCCCCCAGCCAGTGGTGCCAGAGGTTTTAAAGGACTGGCCCAGAGGGTTGAACAGGTCCAGTACAATAAAGGATTAGCTGGAAAAGCAAGTGCCAAGTTAACACAAGTAATGTCCACGATAAATAATGCCGGTCAATACGCCAATAATCCTAGCAGAGGGCTCACAATCCTGTCTACTCAAAACAAAGCACTAGCAGATCAAGTATATGCTAATGGTGGACCAGTTGACCAAAACCAGGCCAATCAAATTGGTCAGATCTTGACCAGTATGGGGTATACACAGGGAAATCCTCTGGACCCACAAGGCTTTGACTACAAAGCTCTTACCACTCCAGCATCAGGTGGACAGACTTTCGGATCATTGACTTCCACATCCACGGCTACAGCAGACGTTCGGCCAAAAGAAGAGTCCAGAGAGATTGTCGGGAATCTATTTAGATCCTGGTTCCAGATGGAGCCAGATGAGGGGATGGTAGATTCTCTGTATGGCACTCTCAGGTCTGAGGCGATTGCACTAGCTCAAGCCCAAGTATCATCCTCCAACCCTGAAGGATTTGGTAACTACTTCCAAGGGCAGTTCTCTTCTGGTGGACACCGTGGAGGAGTTAGGGTAGTAGAGCGATCAAACCCAGATGCTCTTGCAGCAGATATGGTACGTAAGACTGACACTTACAAGGACCTGTTTGGTGCTAAGCCAGATGGTGCGAAAGAAGAAGAGTACTTGCAACAGTTCCAGAATGCAGGCCAAGACCTACTTGGAAATGTTATTGTTGACAACAAGTCAGTACATGCTGGTATGAGAACTGGACAGACAAATTCAACCTCTGCTGCTGTAGCGTTCTCAGACCAGGCTAAGAACAATTCCACTTTCCTAGAGCGCATGTTCCAAGCAGCCTCACAAGCAAATGACTTAACGTAATGGCTATTATTCAAGATCCCAACGTAAGATATACAGCAGCCGAAGTGTATGCTATGTGTCTACATGTTGGTTTTGACCCACAAGCTGCCCAGACAATGACAGCTATTGTACTTCAAGAGTCAGGAGGCAGACCAGGGGTTAAAAATTCTGGGTCATCTGCAACAGGACTTGGACAAGTACTAACAAGTACCCACAGAGACATGATCCTGGCATATGGGCAGGGTATCGAGGGTGCTAAAGACCCAATCATCAACCTATCAATCTGTTTATCTTTATCAAGACAGGGCACCCAATGGAGTGCTTGGACTGTTTACACATCAGGCTCATACAGAGCCCGACTACAAGAAGTAGCTGACGTAGCAGCATCAGGACAATATGCAATGCCAGCAGATCAAGGAGGATCAGGAGTGCCCCAGACAGCCCCAGAAACAGCAGTGAGCGGGAATCAAATAACCAAGGGAGGTGTGAGACTCCCAGCACCGGCAGACCCAACAAAAGCAGGTATTGCTACTGTTATTACAGCAGATGGCCAACGTGTCAACGTGGTACTGTATGACCTTAATGGTGCCAAGATCTTCTACCTCTTAGACGGGTCTGAAGATATCTCAGCCATCACTAACAGGTTTGAAATCCCAGAAGCTGAATTCCACCGTGACAGTCCAATCTCGGGTGGCTCAGCACAAGCATTCGCCAACTGGGACCCGAGGTTCAGTACATTCAATGCAGCTTTTGATTACTACATGGAAATACTGGTATCCAATCCAGAAGCCCGTGGGGATGTCGGGATCCGTAGAGCCATCTTGCAACGTGTTGCCCGACCAGACATGGGTGAAGCAGAGTTTGAAGCACTCATCAGACAAACTGGCTGGTACCAGAACCTGAATGACAAACAACGTCAGTGGGACGACCTTGCAGAAGCAGAGCAAGGGACACAGACGCAGAAAGCAGCTGAAGCCCTCATCACAGAATACCAAAAGCTGCTGGGCAAAGACATTGACATGAATGATGCAGTTCTTAGGACGAACGCTAGAGAGGTAGCATCAGGGAATAAAACACTGGGCCAAGTAATTAATTCTTGGATCAAGCCTTTGTACATGGCAGACCCACTGTCTCCTGGGTACCAAAGCATTGCAGACCTAGAGCGAAACAGGGGTAAGCAAGGTGTTGATATTGAAAACCAGGCTGCACAACTCCGTGAAATGTATGATCGTTGGGGCATCCAGATGTCCAGCGATATGATCTCACAAAAAGCTACAGCAATGTTCAATAATCAGTCATCCCTGGATGACATCACAGAAGAAGCCAAGGACCTAGCAAAGAACTTATATGCAGGGAAACCAAGAGAGATTGACACTCAAACGTGGGCTCAGCCATACATTGCCACATACCAGAAAATTCTTGAGCGACCAGACGCTGGTATGTTTGCACCGGACGTACAACGTGCAATGACACAGCAACTACCAGTATTCGAGTTTGAGCAACAGCTGAAGTCTAAAGATGAATGGCTGACAACTGAGAATGCACAGACCGATATCACTAAGACCGCCGACCAAGTTGGCAAATTGATGGGATTTTCATAATGACAATAACTGACTGGAATTTGTGGGCACCTGGAGGTGGACCCTCCTCAACTCCACCGACACCTCCACCTCCGACAGGAGGGCCTGTATACGCTCTGACGCCGCCAGGTAGTGGGTTCCCAACTCCTCCAAGCTATCAAGACACACTAAACAACGTCCAGAACCTGACTGGTGGTCTTGCAGGGCCTAGTCCCACGGTCCCAACCAGCAACATCAATGCTATGGACACTATGAGTAATCTCATGCCGTGGATTGCTCAGCTGGGACTAACGAATGATATTAGGAACTGGATCATCCTAGGATATACACCAGAAGCTATCGTAGCTGCCTTGCGACAGACACCACAGTGGCAAGAGTACTTCCCGTCAATCCGTCGGGGTGATGGCACTTTGCGTATGACAGAGGGAGACTACCTATCAAGGGTGACTGACTACAGACAAGTAATGAATGAATATGGACGTAATCCTAACATCACACACAAAGAGATCGCTTCATTCATTGAAAATGAAGTAGACCCAAATGAGCTTAAGAAGAGACTTGATGTATACGGCGAGGTTGAGAAGTCCTCTCAGAACGTGAAAGATGCTTTTTACGTGTACGCAGGAATGAACCTGTCATCTGATGATTTGTACGCTGCTACTGTAGACCCAGAGAAAGCCAAGCAACTACAATCAGAGTATGACCGGTCAGTCGCTGCTAGTCCAATGGATTACAACACATGGATTACCCGAGCTACAGAGGTGGGTCTCAATAGAGTAGTGTCCAACTTGGAGCGACTGCAAGAACAAGGTATTGACACAGGTGGAGCCATTGCTAACATCCAACAATCAAGCCCTGACTTTGCACGACAGATGGCTGATGCCCTCTACTCTAATGGCACAGATTACTTGGATCTCAACTCACTAGTCACCAGCTTTGAGATGGCTATGATCGGATCAGCTGCCAGTGAGGCAGGCATGGGACTACCAACAGCAGAAAGGATCAATGCTTTCAGGCAAGCAGGAGTCAACAGAGCTAAGGCCCAAGAACAGTATGGATCTTTCGCAAGAAAGAAGAACTGGATCTCCGGTGCTGTTGAGCGATCTAACAGAGCCAACTCGTTTACCCAGACAGACTTTGAAGATGCAGTATTCCTGAACTCAGCACCAGCTGCTGATCTGATGGATCAGGCCCTCAAGTCCGAAGAAGCTCTTGGAAAGAACTCAGGATACTCACCAATAACCCAGGCTAAAGGTGGCAAAATCCAGCAAACAGGACTCTCATCCAAATTTTAAACTCCCTGGTCACAGCTTAATTGGACAGATTCTGGGAATGTATATAGAACCCTTTTTATGGACCCCAGCTATAAAAAGCGTAACAATTCTGGGCGTATAGGAGAATAGAATGACCGAGTATGAAGATGGAAGTTCACTCCGAAATAAGTTAGAAGAGACCCAAAAGCGAAACAGGGACCTCGAACAGCAACTAAGTAAGTATAAGTCACATGCAGTGATATCTGAAAATGGTTACAGGTTCGTGAAAGCTGAAGACCTTTCTGGTTTCGAGCCAGGTGAAATTGAAGAGCGTGCCCAGGAGCTAGAAGCTTCTAGGAAAGTTTCTCAAGAACAACTGGTCCGGGATTTGCTGACAAGCAAAGGTGTTTCGGAAGACAACATGGAATCAGCTGTCCAAGAGTTTCTCAATCCAGAATCGACAAACGAAGTGAACAACTTCGGATCTGTTAAAGCAATTGGAAACTTGAATGGTACGTCGCCTTCCATCACGTCTATCGACCCAAGCTCGTCACCACTAGCTAAAATACGTGCTGGACTTGAAGCAACTGCTAAACGGCAGGCTAAACGCCAGATGTAGTTTTAGAGCAGATCCCTCCTTAGCCCAATATAAAAACAAACATGGAGGAATACGGTATGGCTACCGGCTCAGTACCACTCCTTGAAGCCGTCAAATGGGGATCAGACCCAACGGCACAAGGTGTGGCAGAGACTCTAATCCAAGAGTCTCCTATTATGGAAATGCAGCCTTGGATGGCTTTTTCCGGCAATGCACTTCAAGTGCGAATCGAAGACACACTACCAGGTACCGCCTTTCGTAAGGTGAACGATACCTACACCCGCACGTATGGCACTGACCGTACAGAGTTTTATGGTGTAGCTATTCTTGGTGGAGAAATCTTCGTAGACAACTTTGAAGTTAGAGTTGCAGCGGATCAAATCGACCTAAAGGCCCGACAGTTTCAAAAGATGGCAAAATCAATGGCTCGTACTTATGACAAGTACTGGTTTGATGGCACAGGAACAGCCGACGACTTCAAGGGTGCAAAAGCTCTTGTAGCCGAAGGACTGGGACAAGCTGTTATCAATAGCACCAATGGTGCAGCCCTCACCCTAGACAAATTGGATCAGTTGTTGGATGCTCTACGCACCCAAACACCATCCGCTTTGCTAATGAATCGGACTATGCGACGTAAGATCACATCTCTTGCACGAACAACTGTCACGGGTATCTCCCTGATTGATGTTGGCACGGATGTATTTGGTCGCCAAGTCTATCAATATAATGGCGTTCCTATCCGCATCATTGGTGATGATGGCTCAGGAACAGCAATCCTTCCTTTCACGGAAACAGAAGGATCAGGCACCGTTAACACGTCCATTTGGGCTGTTGACTTTGCTGATGATGGAGTACATGGACTAGCTGGTGCTGGTGGACAATGGGAAGTTTCTGACTTCGGCGAGACCGAAGCAGCCCCAGGACACCTTGGCCGAGTTGAAGCTTATCCTGGACTGTGTGTCCGTAATCCACTTTCGTTGGCTCGTCTTTCGGGCATCACGAACGCTTAGTAGGAGACATCAATGCCAGGTACACCCGTACAGGACAAAGACGCCACTAACCTACTGGCTGGAACAACACTAACCGTAGCTGCCAGTACCCAAACCGGGACCGCAGCAGAAGTTGGACGACCAGGTGCTGTTAGAGCACACCTAGAGACTGCTACAGTTTCTTCGACTGGTAACGTAGCTGAGTTTGAGGCTGAGATTCAGTCTTGTGACGCAGCTGCCTTCTCTTCTGACGTTAGTACTCACGGTAGTTTTAAAGTGGGTGGCACAGATGCAAACCAGTCAAATGGTGACTTTTTCATGGACGTAGATATCAAAAAACGATATGTACGTGTTGTGGCGATTGTTACTGGGACTGCTGGTTCATATGCAGCCACGACACTCAAGCTACGTGCTCGTGACACACACCGTCAATTATCAAACACTGCTGGTTAAGGAGAACATATGCCAGGAACATCAGTATCAGATGGAGACAATGTATACGAACTGACAACAGGAGCCACACTGAATGCAGCCGGAACCGATGAAGGTGACGCTTTTGCAGTATGGCGGCCAGGCTACATTACTGTAGAGCTGGCTTCTGGAGCAGTTACAACAGGAGCAAATGATGGGGTATTTGACGTTGTAATTCAAGCGTCTGACTCATCTACGTTTGCATCAGGCAATGAAGAGATTGGTGCTTTTCGAACACTGTCAGGAACTGACGCAGCTAACTCAAGTAAAACAAACCGTATTGACGTGTATTGTGACAAGAGATATGTGCGTGCAGTATTTACAGTGGCGGGAACAACGCCAGATTTTGAAGCAGCCTCAGTGAAGGTTTTCCCCCGACACTGGCAACGTGGAGATGCTACTAACTCCATTTAACAAATATGGTGGGTCTTCGGCTTTTAGCCGGAGGCCTATCCTTATATAAAGGATTTCTTGTGACACAACTTGATCCCAGTAAATGGGTACCAAAGATTAAAATACAGAAGTATGATGAAGAGCAGACTAACTGGGTCCAGAATAAGACAGGGATTCTTGAGCCAACCAAAAGAGATTTTGAAGTACTACACGTAGATCCATATGAAGTGTATGAATCAGAGGGGAATCTTCTTCTGACTGCCGGAGCTACCCGGATTTTCAATTTGTTAGCAGGCAATGCCGTCCAAGCCCTAAATGCAGCCAACTCCCGAATAGGTGTTGGCAATGGAGTAACAGCTGAAAATGTAGCAGACACGGATCTATCAGCTGCTGCTGGTGCTGCCAACCGATATTTTATGACGATGGATGCCACATACCCACTAATGAGTGGCGCAACAGTACAGTATGCAGCAACTTGGGCTTCGGCCAACGGCAACTTTGTTTGGGCAGAGTGGGGAATTGATGCTGGAGCAACTGCTGGTACCACTGTAACAGCACCAATCATTAATCGAAAAGTAGATGCTATGGGAACCAAAGCTGCTGGCAGCACATGGTCCCTCACAGTGTCCCTATCATTGGCATAACATATGGCTTTCGACTCAGTAGATATTTCAGAGGGATCTGGACAACCAATTGCTGGTGTTGATGGTCCTGTTGGATTCATCCAAGCCATGTCAATTTCATCTCAGACTGATGACAACTCACAAGTGCCAGCAGATCAATATGGCCTAGCAACCAAACCAGTCTCGATCCTTTTTTCAGGGACGGTTGACAGTGGCTCACCTAACCTACAGGTAACAGCTGATGGTGGGTGGTTGTCAGTACAGTTAGTCAAAACTGGTACGATTACTGTGTATTTCGACTCATCCAATGATGGTTCCAACTGGCACCAAACTTCCCTCAGGGACAATGGCCTAACAACTAGCGCCTTTGCAACTACCACTTCGTTGTGGTGTGGCCGTGCAGAGGGTAGATTTTTTCGGGTCCGGCACAACTCTGGCGTTGGGAGTTTTGCCGTCACAGGCTATGTATACCCATCTGTCTCTGGGGGCAACACCATAACCGCAATACCAACTGGAAATCAAACAGTATCTGGATCAATCACTGGAACAGTCACTGCCACTGGCCCAGAGAATGAGGACGTTGCTGCTACTTCTGGGGATTCTGGAATGCCTCCTCTGTTTGTCAGATCTGACAGCATCACTACAGCAACAACAAGTGCTAATGGTGACTATACAATAGGAGCTGCTGACAGATACGGCAGACAATCAGTAAGTGCCATACCACTAGTTATTGACCAAATATCATCATTTACACTCAACACCATTGCAATTGCAGCAACAGAAGCACAAGGACAGACAGTCACAATCCAACAAGTAGCGCTTCCTGCTGGTTCTCCTGCATATGCGCTGGAGGGGTCAAATGACAGCAATACATGGGTGAACATTCCAGTCTGGCCTGTGGACACTGCCTGGGCCACTCAACCCGTACCAAATTGGCAAGCAGTTGGGCACTGGACATCGAGCATCCCGACCAGGTATTTCAGGGTTAGAGTGTCTAATGCTGGTTCAAGTGGCACTGGTCAAATAGTAGCTGTGTGCCATCCGCTGCCATTTTCAAAGTACACACTTGGCGAGACAACAGTCACTGGAACTGTTACAACAGCTGGATCTGGTACATTCATAGTTGGCGGTGTTGCAGCTGCTGATGCTGCTGTATCAGGCAGCCCTCATGTTATAGCTGGTTCTTCTAATTCGTCAATCCCGACAGCCATGTCAGCCGATAGTGACGTTACAAGGCTGTGGGTCAGGCGGACAGGCTCTGTTGTCACAACCGTAGAAACAACAGCAACTATCCCAACTCTTACATCAACTGCTGGTAGTGCCTCCACAGTTTCCATTATCGCACTGAATACTGCCAGAAGGAAGATTGTCATTGTTAATGACAGTACTGCAATACTATATGTCAATTATGGAGCTGCTGCTAGCGCAACTGCATATGTAGTGAGGCTAGGGCCATACGAAACTTGGGTGGACGACTCGTCCCCAATATACACTGGGCAGATCAACGGAATCTGGGCATCTGCAACTGGCAATGCCAGATGTACGGAGGTCACGTAGTGTCATCACTTAGGGGCCAGCAACCTTGGAACACAGCATGGGGTGAAGTAGCTTATGCGGATAATGTTAATAATGCTACCTCTGCTTCAACAACAGATGTAGTAATTTGCTCAGCAGCATTTACTGCTGTAGCAGATAGAAAGTATAAAGTGACCTGTGGAACCAGGTATGTCATCTCAACTGTTGGGACTGACACCATCAGACTTGCTATCAAAGAAGGTGCTACGATCCTACGGGCAACATACTCTATCAGAGGTGGATCTGCTGAGTGGACAATCAAACGGCTGACTGGAGTATCGGCTGGGGCACACACTTATGACTATACAGTGTCTCGTGCAGCTGGGACAGGGACTGTCACTGCTTATGGAGAAGCAGCTGATGACTCAGAACAATTCATTATGGTTGAAGATATTGGACCGGCATAATGAGTATACTACTACTATTCAATAATAATAATGCAGTTCTCAGCAGGTCAGACTCTGGTGTCTTAACAGACACTAATACAATGCAATCAAGTATAATGATGGTTACCGATACTGGAACCATCGCCGAAAGTCTGCCAGCTATATCCTTTTTGTCGTCAGATGGGTTGGTTCTGTCAGAAGCAATAGGCACGAACGTATTCATTATCAAATCGGATGATGGCATAGTTACAGATGCGCTCTTAAGTAATCTAATTACGCTGCTTGGTACCGACACAGCGATCTGTTCTGAGAGTGTCATATCAAGTATTCTGGCACACACAACAACTGACACAGCCTATCTGTCAGAGGGCATCAACTATAAAGCATTTGCTGTGTGGGAGACACCAGAATTTGTAGAAGTCAGAGTTGGGTATGTAGACATCCACCAACAACCACTATCATTTATTATTCGAGATAGGTTTTATGTAAATAAAACTAGGTCTTGGGGACGCAGGAGAATGTAATGAGCAAAACAACACTGTCCTTAGAAGATCTAATAGATAACACCTATGATCTTTTGGTAAGGCCACAAGACCACCCAATGCAAGATTACCTGTATGAAGACATCTCTGCCGGAACAACGACAATGAAGCTGAGCACCTACGTGTGCTCTGAGAATGATGTACTGGAAATTGGCCAAGAGATGATACTGATTCGACAAGTAACATCAGACGCCAACCCGACTCTCACTGTTGTCAGGGGCTACATGGGCTCTCCTACAGCAGCCCACATCACAACTGATGATGTACTAATCAACCCCAATTTTAGCAGGTACCGCATCAAAAGAGCTATTCTAAAAGGGATGCGACGGATCAATACGTGGATCCCAAACATCCAGACATCTACCCTGTATCCAACGGTAGACAGCATGTACATAGAAGTGCCCTCAACTACAATGAGGGTCCTCCAAGTGTACTACCTCAACCCTACTGATGGTAGGTTCAACGAATTGGGCGGTTGGGAATACTGGCCTAACGTACCAACAGCGCTGATAGCATCAGGGCAAGCTATTTCTGTTCCTTCCTGGCAAGCAAATGTAAACAATGCAATCCAAGTAGTCAGGCAGACACCCTGGGCATTTAGTACAGCAGACCCAATAGAGTCAGACACAATAGATTTGTGGGCAGGTACCGAAGAACTACCCGCATTCTATGCAGCAGCATTCCTAGCTTCTGGGAGAGAGATCTCCAGAACAGACATTGACCACGTAGAAGAGTGGGTATCCCAATCTCCAAGAAACACCGGCCTATCTGCTGCGTACACAAAACAACTTTGGAATGACTTTTACCGGACTGTTGAAGAAGCTCGCAAGCTGGTAATCGTACCGAAATATCGACCCTTCAAAAAACAACCTTTAGGATAAAGTATGGCTCAGGTATACCATAATACACTAGCAGGGATTATCCCAGCTATTGACAACGCTGTGACAACGATCACTCATGCAACTTTTGCTGCCTTGCCCACAGTGACTGCACCAAACTACCTTCAACTGGTGCTGGACGCAGCTGGTGCGGACAACGGCCCAGAGTTAGTTTATGTCACTCATGCAGCAGCCTCCAACGATGTAGTTGTAACAGGAGGCCGTGGACGGCTGAGCACGAGAGGCTTCGTTGCAGCTACTAGCCACGTCATAAATACAATCTGGACACTGCCTGCTACTTCCAATGATATGGAGGAACTCCCATTCTTCAAAACAGCAGCCAAGGGTGACATCGTTGCTGGAACAGCAGCCAAAACTGTAGGGACACTGACTGCTGGTGCCAATGACACCGTGCTGATAGCTGCCTCAGGTGAAACAACAGGGCTTAAGTGGGGGGCAGTAGACACAGCACAAATTGCAACAGGTGCAGTGGAGACAGCAAAGATTGAAGATCTTAATGTGACTACTGGTAAGATTGCAGACCTGGGAGTCACCACTGGCAAGATCGCCAATGACGCAATCACAGGTGCCAAGATTGCTGACGATGCAGTCGATACAGAGCATCTAGCAGCTTTGGCTGTTACAACAGCTGAGATTGAAGATGGTGCTGTGACGTCTGACAAAATTGCAGCCTTAGCTGTGATTAGAGCTAAGATAGAGTTGGCAGAACAAATCCCAGTGGGGGTCGTTCATGACTATGTAGGAGCAACAGCACCAACAGGTTGGTTGTTGTGCTATGGACAAGCAGTATCCAGAGCCACATACTCAGACTTGTTTACCCTTGTCTCCACAGCCTTTGGCGTGGGAGATGGTGCTACTACATTCAATCTACCAGACTTTAGAGGACGCATTGGGGTAGGAACAGACAACATGGGTGGTGTTGATGCTACCAGGTTGACGTCTGCTAACACAATGGGCACAGCAGGCGGTGCAGAAACAGTAACGCTTACATCAGGCGAAGTCCCTGCACACACTCACACTGCAACTACATCGTCAAACGGAGATCATGCCCACACGTATGTCCGACAAGCAGACCCTGGGGCTGGTGCCTCTGGAACTGGTGGATTTGGGTACATAGATTCTGGCAACTCGACTACTGGGACAACCGGAGCACATACGCACACACTGACTACAACATCTAGTGGTTCTGGTGGAGCACACAGCAATATGCAGCCATTCATCACTATCAATAAAATTATAAAGTTCTAGCATGAGCACAGCGCTTGGAACTACCAGTCTAGCAGCAGCCACCAGTCTTGGCGGCCTGTTGTTGCACGCACCTCCAGCTGCTGTGATTACCAGTCCTGTAACAGGTACAACCCTGACTGCAACGACCACCTCAGTTACATGGACCTATTCATCTCCTGTTGCCAGACCACAAACCAGGTACCGTGTCAGAGCCATGTACTTATCTGGCGAAGAGTTGTATGATTCAGAAATTACAGCTGGGGCTGGTACTACCTTTGTGCTGCCCTTTGTTTTTTCAGATCAAGAAACATACCAGATCTGTGTCTCCGTTGGGGACTACGTGGACATGGGCATTGAAAATTGTGTCACTATCTTTACGGATCTCCCAACTGTCTCAGACTTCCCAGACAACTTATCCGTGGGCAAGACATATGAAGTTGGTATCAATGGTGTTGGCTATATGCTCTTTGACAACTTC